AAGATTTCTAAAAGTATGAAGGGTAATAAGAAGTCTGCTGAAACTAGAGAAAAGATGGCTGACGCTAAAAAGAAGTGGGCAACTAGTAAAGTAACATGCCCTCATTGCGGCTCGGAAGGATCACCTCGAATCATGAGGCGGTGGCACTTTGAACGGTGTAAAATGAAACCTAAAACAACTGAAGAAGAAGAATAGATATATAGTCTCTTTAGGAGGATATCATGCTTAATCTCAGATTTAACGATGTTTTTAAAGACCACAGAGACATCTACTACTACTACGTGTCTCCTGTTTCCCAGATCGACATACAAAAATTTGGGTGGGATCCGCATGTAATTGGAGAGGCCACACACATCTTTGTTGACATCTCAGAAAAAGAATTTGTTTATCTAACTGAAGAAGAAATTTTATATTATCTAGAATATATATCTTAGACAGGAGGTTACTTTTATGGCACGCCGACCAGCAGCAACTACCTTAATGAAGAAGGCAATAGACGATAGAGATGCACACACTTTTATGTGGGCATTGCTTGAATTGTCTCGTAAAGAATTACAGAACGAAGGTAAATTTATAACACTATCAGCGACAGATATTAAAAACTTACTTCAGGCTCTATTAGAAAAACCTCAAGACACTTCGTCAAGTGGTGTCGCATCTTTAATAGAGATCGAACAATACATGAAAAAATAAATGAGCAAATCACTTCTAAAAATAATATCAGATCCAATTGAATTCATCAGTCGTTTAAAGATTGTTGCCAAAAACGGGAAACTGATTCGTCTTCGTCCAAATGCAGAGCAAATACAAATTATTAAAGCTCTAGTAAAAGAAGACGACACACTAGTTCTCAAAGGTCGACAAATCGGCTCATCAACAATTGTATCAGCTTATCTATTTTGGAAGTTATGGACAGCAACAGAGCCTATTACCATTGCTATCCTCAGTCATAAATTGGCATCATCAAAGCACTTGCTGGAGATACACAAAACATTCTATTATAATTTGCCTAAGTTCTTGAAGAGGCCACTAGATGTAGAGAATACTACGACTATACGCTTTGCTGATTCAGGTGCTACAATTATTGCTGTTTCGGCTGAAGGCAAAGGTGGACTTCGTTCTTTTACATGTTCTTATCTTCAGATCTCAGAATACGCTTTTGCTCCAAATCCTGAAGAACTGAAGGCCACTGCTCTATCAGCTCTAAACAATGGACAGCTAATTATTGAATCAACTGCTAATCATTTCAATGATGCTCTACATCAAGAGATTACGGCTCATGAGCGGGGTGATGCGAAATGGAATTACTTGTTCTTTCCGTGGTTTGTTCATAAAGAATACAGAGAGAAGCCCGATAAAGACTTTGTCATGACCGATACTGAATCGGCTTTGGCTGAACAGTGGGGATTGGATCCGGAACAGATTTATTGGCGACGTCTGAAGATGGGTAAGATGGGCAATAAACAGAAGTTCATTAGAGAATATCCATCTTGTATCGAAGACGCTTATTCAATTGCTGGAAATGTTTATCTGTCAGCAGAAGACTTTGAAGATGTCGAAATTGTGCAGATTGAACCAAGAGAAACTACAGTTCTATGTGAACCTGATCCTAGCGATATGTATGCTATTGGCGTTGACGTTTCTGCTGGTGTCGGCAGAGATTGGTCCACTATTTACGTGCTATCCAAACGATCCTATCAAACTGTGTGTGTGTATAGATCTAACGAAGTAAGTCCTGTTTATTTAGCAGAGCGTGTAGTTGATTTGGCTACCACCTACAACAATGCATACGTTCTGGTTGAATCAAATAATTTTGGAAATGTAGTCCTTAATGAGATGAACCATATGGGATACAGAAAAATCTGGAAGGACGGTAATGGAAGAGACTGGATTACTACATTAAAGAGCAAGACTGAAATGTTCGAGAATCTAAAGGTCAATATTCAACAAGGCTATTGCACAATTCTAGATAACATTGTATATTCAGAGCTTAGAGCAATTACTGTTAACGATCGAGGTCATATCGAACTAAAATACGTAAATGATGCCCATTCAGACAATGCGGTAGCACTAGCATTAGCATATATGGCATTGGACCGTGTCAAGCTTCCTGAAGTCGAATACTTACCTCATTGGGTTAAACATCGTCAGGCTGAAAGGGTAAGAAATCGCGGTGGTGTCGCTATCGCAAATAAAAGACGATATAATTAGTAAAAAACATCTGTAAAACATATATAAACTATTGAAGGAGAAATCCATGGCAAGAACTGAAAAAGACAAAATAGATTTTGTACAGATAGTCTATTCAGAACATAAAGATTATTGGCAACAGAAGGCTGGCGAACTAAAGCGTTACAAAGATGCTTACGAGACCAAGTTCTGGCAGTCAGAAGAATATGACAATACAATGATTCGAATCGAAACGTCTGATGCATTTGCTTATATCGAAGGCTTTATCGCATCGCTATTTACAAGAACACCTGCAGTTGTCGTCGGTTATGATATTGCTGCTACTGGTGGTGATGCTAAAATGGCACAGGCTGCAAGCAACAGATTCTTATACTACCAGAGAGAACAGTTAGAGATTGCTAGTCGTTTAGCATTGATCTACGAATACAGTGCTCTTAAACTTTGTGCAGAGCCTAGTGATGAAATGCTAGATAAAGTATCTATCGAAGCTCTGCCTTGCTGGGAAGTTATTGTTGACCGAGATGCATGCTCTGAACAAGACAGTAGATTTATTGGTCACAACTATTACATGACCATGGTCGAAGCCAAAGAAAAGTGGGGAAACAAGAAGTTTGTACCGGTTCCCAAGAGAGACTACTTTGATCAATATTCAGACAGAAACACTTATACTGCTTCAGATTATGCTGATCTACCTGATGATTATCTCTATGTTGAAATTATAGAGATCTACGATTCATTACACGATGAAGTCTACTACTGGTCACCGAACTGGTCAAATGGCGATAAGCTCTTGTCTTCAGGTCGTATTCCAATCAGAACTTACAATGATAATCCTCTTCCAAACATTACGACACTTTACTACACACGTTGTCCTAACAAGCCAATGGAAGGTCTATCAGCAATGTCTCGTGTTTATGACCAGATCTACGAGAAGAATATTCTGAGAACTTATTGGGCTAATGCTGTTAGACGTGATTCTCGTCAATACCTCTACAAAGAAGGTGCATTTGACGAAGAGCAATTAAGCAAGATCACAGCTGGTATCGATGGTGCCATGATCGGTGTTGATGAAGACAATCTAGGCGGTCTTATTCAGCAAGTTGGTGTCGAACCTATTTCATCTAACTTTGACAGATACTTGGCTTACATCGAACAAGACATTAATCGAGGCAGCATCTTAGCACCATTCAGTCGTGGTGAAGCAACCAAAGCCACAGCCACTGAGATCACAGCATTGGCTCAATACAGTGCATCTGAAATCGGCAAGATGGCCAGAGAAAAAGACGGTGCATTGGAAAGATTGGTCAACATCTACATTAGACTTCTAGATCTACTAACTGAAGAAGGTGAGACTGCTGTTCTAGATGTTGAAGGCGCTGCTCGTGTTATGACATCTGAAGACTTACAGGGTAAGTTTAGAATTAATGCTCTCGATCAAGGCTCTACACCACTGTCAGATGCCATTAGAAAGCAGAATCTGCTATCTCTACTTCCAACACTTCAGGCTCTTGGTGTTCAGCCCAGAAAGGTCTTAGAAGAAATTGTCAGAGCTTACGAATTACCTAAAGACTTTTTGGAAGAGGCACCACCGCCACCGCCCGGTCCTACACCCTCTCCCTCAGCTGCTGATATCGAAAACATAGAAGGCGGCGCCGAAACACAAGTAACCGATGCCGAGCTTCTTGCTCAGGCACTTAGACCAGGAGGAGCTTGATAATGCCACTATATGATTACCGATGTGCTTTTGACGGCTACAAAGAAGAAGTCCTAATGGATTATGAGAGAACAAAGACCTGCGAAGTTATTTGTCCTCGTTGTAACAATGCTATGACTAAACTTATGTCTATGCCTGCTAAGACACCGACTGCTTGGAATGGTGGCTGGACTGACGGAATGGATCATACTTATTATTCTAGAGCTTTAGGTCGCAAAGTTGCCAACAAGCGTGAAGAAGAAAAGGTCCTAAATGCACAAGGCTTTGTCTCAGAATCTGATCTCGGAAAAGACTGGTTTGAGACAAAGCAAGCAGAAGTTCGTGAAAGAGCTGCTGAACAGGATAGACGTGCAGATGTCTATAATAAAACTTTGGCCGAAACTGGCGATGCCAACAAAGCCATGACCGAAGCTTTCCCAGCAAGCGATTGTTTGGATGGCACACTTGACAAACTATATGATCAAAAAATAACCATTTAATAAAGGAGAATAAAATGGCAAAAGAAATGCTCGTAATTGGTGTCGGTTCCCGTCCTGAAGCTGAGCCGATGGGTGAAGAACTAGAAATGGCAGAAGAAGCTGATGCAGATATGTTTGAAGCAATGGCTCCAGAAGGTGATTTTACAAGTAGAGGTCTCGATCCTCTTGTTCGTGCTACTAATCGTATGCTTCCTCTATTTGACCAAACTGGCGATTACCCTATGGTGGAAGACACACAAAAATTACCGACCGACTTCGTAAGAATTCTTGCTATGTTTCAGCAGGCTGTCGAAGAAGCAATTGATGAAGACGTTGTAAATGAAGAAATGCGTATTTCATTGGATGATGTCCGTGACGATACTGCTCTCATGACCATTGCAGGTAAGCTTGATATGTTGAGCAAGGATCGTGAATTCAAACGTTTCCTCGAAGCACCTGTAGAAGAAGAAGAAATGGCTGAAGAAGTACGTGAAGAAACCGGTGCCACACCAATGTCTACTGAAGAAGAAGACGAATTGCTAATGGGTCGTATGTAATGCCTATTTACAAATCAAAAGGCGGATACAAAATAAAGAATGTCAAGGGGAAATCCAAGACTAAGAAAGCCGCTGTAAAGCGACTACGAGCCGTAAAGGCAAGCAAAGCAAGAAAGAAAAAGTAACCATTACACAAAGGAGAAACAATGGAAACTGGACAACTATCCAATACTTCCGTTGAGGTTAGCGAGACTGCACAGGCAGCACCTCAGACTGAAGAAACTATAGATGATGTCATTGATAACTTTACCCTCGATGACTTAATGGCATACAGTTCAGAGCAAGACGATCTCTTTACTGATGATGCTCAGCACAAAGGTATGAAACCTTTAAACGAATGGATCCATAATGTGCCTGAAGATGTCAGAAAGCATTTGGCTAATATTCGTGCTGACTATACCCGTAAGACACAAGAACTATCTCGGATGAGAAGAGAAGTCGAACAAGCTCAGCGATCAATGCGTCAGCAGAATGAGAATATTATCAATTCTTCAACTGCTAGGTTGGTAGCCAACATTGATGAAGAATCTGAATATGACCTCTTTGATCCAGATGGAATGAAAGCAGAAATCCAACGTCAGGCTCAAATAATGCTGAGAGAAATGTTGAAGCCTGCACAGGAAGAACTACAAATTCAGCAGCGTAGATTACAACTAGAGCAGTTTAAAGCAGATAATCCTGAATTAACTGATCCGGAATACAGAACCGAAATTGTTAATCTGCTAAAGACGCGACCTGAATTAAAGATGGAAGATGCTTTCTACATTGTCAAGTCTAAAATAGGTGCAACCCGTCTCCAAGAAGAAAGAGCAGAACTAGCCGAGCGTAAATCGAGACAAAAAGAAATGGCCATGCTCTCAGCACGCGGAACGCGGACGCGTCCTCAGGGTCAGCCTAAATTTAGTAGTGCTCTCGAAGCATACAAATGGCACAAGTCACAGATGTCGCGTTAATTCACAGTGCCCTGCAGTCCTTCGCCCGGTTGGGAGAGATGGTGGAAGGACACCATAAGTGGCTGCAGGGCGCTCCCTGTGAATCCCAGATTGATCCAAAATAAAAATAGGAGGTAAACCATGGCCGATAAAAAGAAGATGAACTGCAACAAACCTCGTCCCATTCGCAAAGGTGAACCCGGATCTAAAACTAAAAAGTTTGTGGTCAAAGCATGTCAAGGTGGAGAAGAAAAGATTATTCGTTATGGTGCAAAAGGAATGAAAATAAAGAAGTCTATTCCTGCACGTCGTAAATCTTTCAGAGCACGTCATCGCTGTGATAAACCTTCTACCCGTAAAAATAAATTAACAGCTAGATATTGGTCATGCAAAAAATGGTAAAATAATTTAACATTTTACATGTAAAAACTTTATTATCTACATAACTACTATTACAAGGCGCAAGTTTTCCCTGCCTTTTGAACCAGAATCTTCGGATCACCTGATCAAGAAATGGTGGAACATCTAACAACAGCTTCACATCATGTGAATACCTGAACTTATTTATTCTATCAAAAGGCTAATATTTTAATTACAAGGAGAAAATCATGCCTATTTCCAATGATCTCCTCAGCTCCACGCTATACAGCATCAGAGATTCTGAGGTAGACAACCTTTACAAGAAAGTCGCATTC